GCAGATCCAGATCATCATCGGCGGCAACTGCGGCACGCCCGCCACACTCGCCACCATCCCCAATGGCTCGATCGTCTACCAACTCGAGCAGGCGGGGGCAAAAAATCACTTCACCGCCGACTATGTCGGCCTCCTGAAGCGGTGCGTCGTGTGGGACTACCATCCTCATAATATCACCATGCTCAAAGAGTCACTCGGCATCGACGCGATCTTCGTGCCATTCAGCTATGTGGACGCATTCGACGTCGCCCCCAAGCGCGGGCACAAGCCGGAGTTCGATGTGATTTTCCTGGGTGCCATAAACCCGGCGCGCGCGGCGATCCTGAATGAGCTCAGCATCTACGGCCTGAAGGTTTTCAAAGAGCCGTGCTACGACAAAGAGCGCGCGAATATGCTCATGAACTCTCGTGTACTGCTCAATGTCCATTTCTATCAGGGCCTCAAGGTCCTCGAGATGTGTCGCCTCGGTATCGGCATGGCGGCCAAGAAGGCGGTCATCACGCAGTTCGACCCGGACGTGAAGGCGGAACCGTTCCTTCTGCCGGGGCTCGTCAAGGCACCCTACGACCAGCTTGTCGCTGAGACACTCAAACTCTGCCGCGATGAGGCCAGGATCGCGCGGCTTGGAGAGGAGGGGTTCAAATTATTTTCGTCGCGTCGCGCCGCGACCGTATTGGAGAAGGCTCTTGCAGACACCACAGTGCGACGTCCGCACCTACCCGAAAACTTTATCCGAACTACAGACCCTCGACTGCCTGTTTACAAACAGATACCGGGGACTCGCCCGGTTTGGTGACGGCGACTTCGCCGTCATGCGCGGGCATATGGACCGGTACCAGAAGCCCGAGCCCAAACTGGCGCTTGCGCTTGCACGTTCCTTGGCCGATCCGAGCCCCTACGTGCTCAACGCGATCGTCCCCGCCCCCGCGGTAGGCCCCGGCAACCACCGGTGGATCCTGTTCTGGGAGGCGAACGCCGGGATCATCGGCCTCCTGCCCCGCCGCACGTACGGCTCCGCAAGTCTCTCGCGCATGGACTCCTGCCCGGCGCTCCACACCGCCGAGTATTGGCTCACGGTTTCCAGATTATGGAAGGATAGCGACATCACGCTCGTCTACGGCTCCGAGCGCAGCCTGACCGCGGAGAAACTCATGGAGTCCCCCAACGCTCCGAAGTCCATCCACACCACGCGCTCCGCCTTCAAGAACTCCTGGTCGATGTACGACGAGCTCCTCAAGGACATCGAGAAGGCGGGGAACGAGAAAGTCGTTCTCTGCACCGGCCTCGTCACGCGCCCACTGGTTCACGCGCTTTGCGAGACCGGCCACAGGGCGTATGATCTGGGGCATCTCGGTCAATGGTTCAACAGGGGCCTCCCGATCGAAGTACTGCACCCATAGGAAGTAAGATGGCACACTGGAGTCAGACCGAGTTCGTGAGGAAGGTCTCGCTGGAGTACCCGCGGCATTTCCGTGGCACGCGAGTGCTGGAAGTCGGTTCTCACGACGTCAACGGGTCAGTGCGTACCTTCTTTACCGACTGCTGCTATACCGGCCTCGACGTCGTACCGGGTAAGGCGGTCGATGTTGTGTGCGAGGCGCAGAAATACAACGCGCCCTTCAACACATTTGACGTAACCATTTCGTGTGAGTGTCTCGAACACAACCCCGAATGGATAGCGACGTTCGCCAACATGATTCGTGTCACGAAGCCCGGCGGCCTGGTCGTCATGACGTGCGCCTCCCCCGGCCGCCCGATACATGGCGCGCTCGGAGATATGGAGGGCGGCGAAGTGAACGGCGACCCCAAATACTACGACTGCAACTTCTACTACCGGAATCTCGAAGAAGCCGATTTTACGAAGCTATTCGACTTCAACGCACTGTTCAGCTCATTCAGGTTTGAGCTGGATACGATCGCCTGCGATCTGTACTTCGTCGGTGTGCGCAGATAACTCAGCACCAGCCGCGCGGCGACACCGCCCGCTTCATCATTCGCGGCTTGTTGTCGTTCACCACGCGCGCGGAGTAATTTCCCGTCGCACCGAGTGCCGCATATTGAAGGCAGTCCGCAAGGTCCGACGCGGGGTGACTCTTTTCTGGCTTATCGTCGAGGTCGCCCGTCTGTTTGCGGCGGTAGCGATACTCAAATTTCAGCGCGCGCACGAGGAGCGGGCAGGCGAGACCATCTATGATTACCGCTGGCCCTCCATCGACGTTTCGCAGAAAGAGCTGTTCAACGGCCCGAAGGCGGGTCTCAATATCATTACTTGGCGCGGCATATGCCGAAAACCCAAGTCGCTTCAGGGCATCAAATGGCGACTCCTCGTTGACCTGCGACTTCTGACGACCTGCCGGGTCCGCAACCATGAATATGGGAAAGCCGGGGAACTTACGCGCGAGGTGTGGTTTCAGAAGCGTCTGAAGAAACTGTTCCAACCCCATGTCAGTGGACGTCTGCTCCGCCAATATCAGGAGCCTGCCCCGGACATCTATCTGGGTGATAAGTCCAGCAGGCGTGCGTCCGAAATCCTGGCCAATCATGAGGGGATAACCCGTCGTCGTTTTCAGGCCGTTGTACGTTACATGAAACTCAGGGCGGAACGACGAGCGAAATACCGCTTGACCGGAGAGTGATTTGCCGTATTTTGCATCAATATGGACATCACACCAGTCGGGCGTGTTCGAAACCTTCAGGTCGTCGTAGTAACTGGCGCGCAGGTTCTCGAGGTTTTCCGCCGCGGGATCGAGGCCGCCCGGCTGTTTGTAGACGCTCCAGTTCTGCGGTTTCTCGATCTCCATCCGGATGTACCAGTCGGAGTCCTCGTCGGGCGGGTTCGATTCGGCGATCACACCCTGCCATTTATTTTTCTCGACGCCGAGTGCTCGGAATCGGCCGCAGCGTCCGTAAAGAGCTTCAACGATTGGAATTGGAACCTGCCGAAACTCCGAGATCCATCCACCGGTGATGTTGAGGGAGAGTAGGCGCTCGATGTCCGCGGTCGTGTCGAGAGGGATCATCAGCCAGTCGGAATGCACTTTGGTGCCGTCCGCGAGATTGAAGCGGATCTGGATCGTCGAGTCCGTCACCTTGTACTGCATGATCGGCGTCAGCCATTTCTTGATGTCTTCCAACACGGTTTGGCGTAGCTGCGAACTGGTGTTGCGGACCACTACGAAACGAGTCTGACGAACACCCTTGTGGTCGGGATACTCCTCACTTGCTCGTTTGAGCAGCTCCATAATGCACCCGGTTGTCTTTCCGGATCCCCAGGGCCCCATGATCAACTTCACCGCGGAGGTGTTGTCCATCATGAAGGTCTCGATCGTGGGCGGGACCTTGTAGGTGACGCCGCTATTCGCTGGTTGGCTCATTCGTTTTTCCGTCGATGGTTACAGTCTTGTCGTTGCCGAACTGGATGTTCAGCGTGAAGCCCTGCTGCTGCGGGCCCGCCGCGGCGGCCGGGTTGGCCTTGGCCGATCGCCCGGCGAGATCCGCGAGCGTCTGAATGGCCTTGATGCGCTCCGCGGTGGGTGTGGTGGCTTCTTTGGCGATGCCATACAGATCCGGCATGGCGTCTTCGAGCATGATTTCGGCTTTCTTGGTGATGCGAGCGCCGGAGTTCAGCGCGCCGCGGAACGTCTGGAGGGCGTCTCGGACCATCCCGCGGAACATGGGATTGGTGCGCAGGAGGTCCCACTGGCCCTTGGTCAGGCCGTAGCGTTTGCGGATGTCATCTGGAGTGCATAGCTCCGCCGCCAGCTCAGCGGCTATGGAGGCTTTCAGGTCGCCCAGTTCGATGGAAGTTCCCGTTCCGGGTACCGTCACCGAGGTATTGGCATTGCCAGTCTCGTGTTCAGACATTGCTTTTTCCTAACAGGTCGTTCAGGATACTGTAGCTGGTAACACTCGTCCCCACAAGGCACCCATGGTCGCTGTCACAAATTCATCGAGCAATCAACGGTTGATTAACCCGCTCCAGCAGCAGCGGATTGCTGATATACGCAATCTTCCCGTGATGCCCCGCCAGAACGGCTCCGGCCAGCCAAACCAGAATCCCGTGAGTGGGATGCCCCAGCAAATGCCCTCAGTTCCCGGCCGCGCGCTCACGCGCATGCTGTCGCCGGATCAGGTCGCCCAGCGCGAGGAAGCGCAGCAAATGGCCAACCAGCCTACGGCTCAGCCGGACTGGCAGAACGACCCCAGCGTCCTCGAGATCGCCAAACACGTCCGCTACCGCATGTACGAAATGCGGAACTTCCGCAACATGATGGGCATCGGCCAAAGGTTGATTGATGCGCTCCGCACCTACAAAGGGCAGTACGACCCCGCGCGCCACCGCGAAATCAAGGCATTCGGCGGCTCAGATGTCTTTGCTCGCATCGTGCCGGGAAAGTGCCGCGGTGCGACTTCTCTGCTACGCGATATCTACCTTGGGTCCGAACGACCCTGGGATATCTCGCCTACTCCGGAGCCTGAAGTACCCGAGGATATCGAGCAGGCGATTCAGGGGCTCGTCGCTGCCGAAATAGCCCAATGCCGCCAGCAGCTCCAGATGCTGCAAATGCAGACCCAGTTCGCCCAGCAGCAGCAGCAGGCCAAAATGGCCATGGCGCAGCAAGCGAACGTCCAGAATGCCCAGATTGGTCTCAACCAGCAACAGGGAGAGGCCGAACAAGCCCAGCAGACGGCCCAGGCGGGCCAGGGTACCCAGCAGGGGCCACAGCTCCAGGCCAATGCCGAGCACGCCCAGCAGGCGCTCCAGATGGCTGTGCAGGGCGCTCAGATGCCCCAGCCGCCGCAGATGCCGCCTCCCCCGCCGGTCGCCCAGGGTGCCCCCACCCCGCCGCCGGGCCAGCCATGGCAAGGCCCCCTCTCGCCGGAGACTCCGCCCGGCATGCCAGGCCAGATGCCCCAGATGCCGACTTCCGACCAGATTGAGGAGCGGGTCAACCAGCTCCGCGAAGCGGCGCGCAAAGCGGCAAAGAAAAACGCCGTCAAGGAAGCAAAGGCTGCCGCCGAGGAGCTGGACGAGCTCCTGACGACCGGCAATTTCTACGACGCGCTCGCCGAGTTCCTGATCGACCTGCCGATTTTCCCGTTCGCCGCCATCAAGGGCCCGACCGTGCGCATGTGCGCGCAGGTCAAATGGGTCAACGGCACGCCGGTACGCAAACAGGTCCCGAAGATGTTCTGGAGCCGCGTTTCTCCCTTCGACCTCTACTGGACGCCCACGGCGCACAATGTACATGAAGCAGAATTTGTCGAGCGTTTACGCCTTACTCGAGCAGATCTCCTTGCTTGCAAAGGACTTCCCGGATACAACGACGACGCTATCAGTCAATGCCTCGACCGATTCCACGACCGTGGTTTTCGTGAGTGGTGGGACGTCACTGATGTTGAGCGCGCGCTCTTGGAAAACCGAGAAGCATGGCCCCGAACCAGCAGCTCCCTGATCGACACGGCCGAGTATCACGGCTCTGTGTCCGGAAAGACACTGATTGAGTGGGGTATGACCCCCGAGCAAATCCCTGATCCGGAACAGGAATATCGCGTAACAGCATGGCTGATCGACCGGTTTGTGATCAAAACGCAACTGGATCCGACACCCTCCCAGCGGGCCCCGTATTACATATCGCAGTTCGAGAAGATCCCCGGCACCATGTACGGCTACGGCCTACCGGACCTGCTCGAGGACATCCAGACGGTGGCCAACAGCTCGTATCGTGCGCTCGTGAACAATATGGGCATCGCGTCGGGCCCGCAGGTCGTCATCAACGACATGATCCTCGCGCCGGGCGAGACCGACGACATGTACCCCTGGAAGCGGTGGCACGTCAGCTACGACCCGATGATGGCGAGCGCCGGCATGCAGCCGATCATGTTCTACCAGCCCGACTCGCGCGCGACGGAGATCCAGGGCCTGATTGCAAATTTGAACCTAATGGCCGATGATGTGTCGGCAATCCCGCGGTATATGACCGGCGGGGCGCAAGGTGGCGGCGCGGGCCGCACCGCATCTGGTCTCTCGATGCTCATGTCGAACGCTGCGAAGACGCTGCAGAATGTGGCCGCTTCGATCGATCGCGACATCTTTGAGCCGATGCTGAAACACCTGTACGAGACGATCATGCTGACCATGCCCGGAGTTTTCCGCGGCGATGAGTCGGTCGTTGTGAAGGGTGTTGTGTACGCTGTGAAGCGCGAGCAGGACCGGACCAGACAGCTGGAATTCCTCAACATGACGTCCAACCCGATAGACATGGGCATTGTCGGTGTCGCGGGTCGGTCGAAGGTGCTCGGCGCGGTGGCGAGTTCGATCGGTCTCGACTGGGACAACATAGTTCCGGACGACGCCTCGATGGAAGCGATGCAGGCTCAGCAGCAACAGGAGCAGGCGCGCGAGCAGCAGGCGCACGAGATGCAGATGGCGTCCCAGGCACAGGCCAAGACGCTCGAGGCGATGGAACATGCGAATTTGTACGCGTCGCAGGCGCGCTTGGATGTACCACTACCCGGAACTCCCGGACAGCACATCCAGTCGCCCACGCCGCCACAGGGTCCGAATCAGGCAGCAGACCCAGCCACGGCGATACCGCCGCGACGGGCGCAGCCGGCATTCGGCGGAATGCACGCAGGCCAGAAGCCGCATCCGAAGAATCCGACTCTGGCGCAGGATCACGGAGTCCAGCAGCCATACCAGCGGCGGCCGGGAATGAACCCAGGAGCATGACATGCAGAAAAAGCACTCATTCAGCCCGAACCACAAGGTGGTCACGGACTCGAAGCACAACCATCACCCCTTCGGTGCGCCGACCACGGCGTCCCAGGGGCAGCCCCCGGCGCAGATGGGCGCTGGCGGCGACGGCACTCAGGCCCCGCAGGATGGCGGCGGTGAGGGCGGCGGCATGGACGGCATGAATTTCTGCAACGGCGGCATGAAGTATGACGACGGCGGCAGTGTGTTCGACAAGATGGGTGAGGCCGCGAGCCGGATGATTCCGGGCGGCGGCAACGACTACGACCCGAACCGCAAGAGCGCCGCCCCGAGCCAATCTGAGCCGCGCGCGCCGAATGAACCGGCTCCCGACCAGAGCACTACCTCTGGCGGTAAGTGGGACCCGGTTGAGAGCGCGAAGCAGGAAGCACAGAAGTCCAGAAACAAAGCGATCGACGATCCTGTCGACAAGGCGGCACGATGAAAGGCAAACAGAAGCGCGGCGAGAAGCAGGGTCAGTGCTACACCGGTGGCGACCCCGAACCAACTTGGGAAGACAAGTTGAAGAACCAGATGGGCTACGGTCAGATGTCTGACCTGGCCAAAAAGGTGCACGGCAAGGGTGACAAGCATGGCGCGCAAGACGCGGCCCAGCTGTTGTCTGACCTGGGCGTGAAATCGGCGACTGAGAACGACCGACCCGAGAAGGCGGCCGGCGGCAAGAAGATCATCTAAGGAGATTGCAATGGCGAAAGTAGAATCGGTCGGCGAGAAGACTTCTGAGCATGAGAAGTCCCCGCCGAAGCAGGAAACGGACAGTCACTCGGGTTCTCCGGGCAAGTCCAAGTTCTATGGTCCGGGTGCGGGTAATGCCGATCGGAACATCGACTTGAGCGGCTCGAAGCCGGGCGGCGCTGGCGAGTCCCATACCTTCAAGCACGATGGTCCGTTCATCGGCGAGACGAAGGGCAACAAGGATCGCGCGATTGATCTGTCGGGTGGTACTGGCGGCGGACACGGCGGCGAGCACGTCGCGGGTCGCGGTCGCAAGGATTTCACCGGCAATAAGGGTGGTTTCACGAAGTGAAATTGACGCCCGAGCTCGCAGAGGCAATACAGAAGCTGCTGCCTTATCCGAGTTTTCAGAAGTTTTTGGAAGGTATCAACCAAGACGGCATCGAAGCCATGCTGAATCTTGTGAAGGCCCGAGGAGACGCTATCGGGCCGTTACAGGGTAAGGCAGAGGAAGCGCAGAGCATCCTCGCGGCAGTTGGGCAGGCTGGGGTGTACCTACAAAAACTTGAGTCGAATCAACAACGTAACACAGGAGAAGACGGCCATGTCCGCTCTACCAAACAGAATCCG